ACCCAGTAGACCATGAACCTCCACGATACCATCCGCGACCTCAGTATCGGGATCGGTGGACCCGCTGGGGGCCTGCTCGTGGCCGGCATCGTCTCCGATCCTATGGTCGCCAACATCAGCGTCATCTTGGGCTCGCTGGCGGCCCTGACAGTCATCATCCGCAACGTCCTGGAGATCTGGAAAAACCGTAACAAATGAATCCCAACATCGCCTCCCTCATCCGCCACGCCCTTACCGCTGCTGGTGGCTTCTTGGTCGCCAAGGGCATCGCTTCGACTGAGCAGCTCACCGAGATCGTCGGTGCGTTGCTGTCGCTGGCCAGCGTCGGATGGTCCATCAAGAGCAACCGCAAGAAGCCCGAGTGAACTGGATCTATCAGATCCTCCGCGCCATCCTCGACTTCTTCCGCGAAACCCCAGCTACCGATGTCCAGCACGGCCAAGCTCCGCAGGATCTACGGGATGATCTGGCTCGTCGTGTTGCCGATCTGCCTAGGCTGCCAGATGACCAAGGTGGTCCTGGTGCCTCACGGTGATCCGGTGATGCTGGCCAAGCCCGTGACGGCCAGCGTCTATGGTTTCGACCGAGACAAGAAGCTCGTCGGGCCGTCCAATGTGACGCTGCCCGCCGGGTGGTACGTTCTCCCAAAAGAATGATTTATGGCCCAGCAAACCATCAACATCGGCGCCATCGCCAACGACAACACCGGAGACACGCTCCGCGGTGCTGGCGAGAAGATCAATGACAACTTCACCGAGCTCTACACCGACATCTCGGCCCTGACTACTGCGACGGCCTACACCCCGACCTTGGTCGATTCCGGTGGCGGTCGCACATTTACGTTTACGATTGCCACAGCGCGCACAACTGAGATTGGCAATCTGAGATGGTTCACGGTCGACTTGACCGTCACCGCGGTCTCTGGGTCCGCCTCCGGTGAGCTTAGGATCAGCCTGCCGGCAACCTCTACCTACTCCGGGTCTGTCGAGATCTGGGCCGACAACCTTACTTCCTCGGCCAAGACCGACATTCAGGGCCTGATCTCCGCCGGAACAAATTACGCTCAACTCTCGCACTACGAGAACGGCAACGCCGATTCGCTGACGGCCCACGTCCAGGCCACTTCTCGTCTGATCATCACCGGCCTGTTCTTCACCACTCCGCCGCCGTGACCATCATCGGATCCAGTCTACAGCAGGGCATGACGGTGCTGCAGCAGATGCTGGGGGCGCCCATGTTCATCTGGGAGGGATCTTCCATCCGGTGCATCCCGGCAGCCGTCAACGACGCCAACACCCCGGTGGCCGGAGGATTCCAGGACAACGTGGCATCTCGGATCCTGGTGAAGTTCTCCGATTGGAAGACCTGCGACAGCACGCTGGTGACGATGGATTCCACGCTCTACACGCTCGACCAGGGCACCACCTTCTCAAGACTGCAGCGGGAGGACTCGGGCTTTGTTCTGCAGGAGAACACCGACCGCATCGCCCTGACCTTCTGCAAGCCACGTCCGGTGGTCGGCCGGACGCTGGTTTACCAAGGACGCACCCTGCGGATCATGTCCTGCCGGGTGGATGCCTCCGGCGCCTATTACAGCCTCGAACTGGGGGCCAAGACCAAATGAGACCGGCAGTCTACATGGAGGTCGACACAAGCCGCTTCGATGCGGCCTTGAAGCAGTACCTGCTGTCGACCCAGCGTGACCTGCACAAGGCGATCAACGCCCGGTTCTTCTTCCTCATGGTCCGGCTGTTCGTCCTGGTGCCGCCCAAGAGCCCGGGACAGGAGCGCCGACGCATTGCTAACTACCTCGGCACACCGCTGGGCGACATAAACCGCAAGAGCAAGAAGACCGGAAAACGCATCGGCCGGTCTAGGTTGCTGCGTCGGGTGCATCTGATTGCTCAATCAAGGGAAGCCAAGGCTGGACGGCGCGGCCTCTATGGCGAGCAGATGAAGGCCGCTGCATCGTCCTTGATGCGGAAATCCATCGCCTCGGTCGGCTACCTCCGGTCCGCGGTGGTCAAGGCCATCCGAGTCTACAACCGCGGATTCACTCAGTTCCAAAGCCCGAAGTGGAAGCCGTTGTCTAAGCCTGCAGGCTACAAGGCGCCCAAGAAGACCAATGCCGCTCTGGTGGCCCTAGCCAATCAATACGGCCTGCCCGAGGAGAACGTCGCCGTGCACAAGGGCACCCGTGCCCGCGGTTTCCAAGCTGTTCCAGGATACAACCCGACCGCCACCATCGTGATGACGGCCGGCATCGCCGACAACCAATACAACCGCGTTGCCGGGATCTACCATCCGGCCATGCAGCGGGCGCTCGACGACGAGACGGCCGAGCTGACCAACCACATGACCGAGGCCCTGCTTGCCAACGGAAAGGTCTTGGAGGACAACGGCTTCGACATCAAATGAACGCCGTCGCCCTTAGAGCAGAAAAGGCTGTGGCAGACTATCTGGCAGCCGCCGACTGGTCCGAGTCTGGCACCGGGACGCCGACCTGCCTGACGTCCTACAGCCGCGGCCTTTACGATGACCCGGATCTCGAGGACACAATGCCCAACTTCCCGCGGCTGGTTGTCTCAAGCAATTCGGCTCGGCCCATGCAACGCACCGACCTGACCTGCGAGGTGGAGATTGAGGTGGAGTTGCAGCTATCGGCTGACGACACCGACGAGTCGGCAGCCCTCTCGACCGTCCGCATCTTAGACAACCGCATCCTGCCGCTCTTCGATGATTCCGGGGCTTCGGACCTAGATGCCGCGGAAGACGACGGCAATGGCCCGTTCACCGCGCAATTCGCCGCTCCGCTTGATTTTGGTGCATCTTCGATTTCCAATCGGTCCAGAACGTTCACTCGCAACTTCACGCTTTACTGCAGCGCAACCACCTAACCCAACACCAACAACATGGCTTCTTCACAAGGACGCGTTTATCGTTTCGGCTCTCCTGCCACCCTCCAGCTATACGATGCCAACAACAACTTGGTCATCGTCGGCTACGTCTCGCCCGACATGGAATCCTACGACCTGACCCATGAGGCCGACACCGAGGAGGTTCGCAACTCGGCCGGCGAGGTCGTCGGCCATATTGGCTACAACGACCGCCTGACGCTGACGGTCAATTTCATCCCGGCCGCAACCTCTGCGGCCAATGCGCTTCTGGCCACGACTCTGCCCGAGGTCAACGGCACCTGCATCCTGACCGGCGCTCCGCAGGTCAAGATGGGCGGATATGTTGACGCCATCAACGCTGCCACCGGCAACCGCTGGATCTATGCTGGCGGTGGCTCGCTCAAGTTCACCCAGACCGGCAAGGTCACCGGCACCATCACGCTCAAGCGGTTTACCAACCTGAGCGCATCGGGTGCTGCCACAAGCCTGTGACCGGCCTGGCCGACATCCTGACGATCACCGCTGGCCCGTGTCCGATCATCATGGGCCTGCGGGTCGTGCCGTATTCGGTGGGGCATTCGCTCCTGCTCCACCGCATCGGTTCGCCGCTGGTCATCGGCGGCGAGGTCAGCCGTGCCGACCTCATGGAGGCCGTCATGGTCTGCTCCCAGTCGGTGGTCGAGTCCATCAAGGCCATGCGGTCGCCGCTGCGGAAGGCTGTCCTGTGGCTCTGGGCACGCCGGACCCGCGGCCTGTCGTTCGACGTTGAGTTCGGCAAGTGGTCCGAATGGATGGCCGGGCAGTCGACCGCCCCGGAGATCCTGTCGAAGCCGGGCAAGTCCCGCGAACTGGCCATGCCGTGGCCGGAACGGATGCTGGCCTGCTGCCTGGAGATCGGCTTGTCCGAGACCACCGTCCTGGCCATGCCCATTGGTGATGCGGAGAGGCTTGTCCTGGCTCGCGCCGAGACCCACGGTGACGTCGAGCTGTGGAGCCCGAAGGAGGAGGCCCTGTGGCGGTGGGTGCAGCAGAACCACAAGAACTGATCCATGGCCATCTTCTCACTTCTGGCAAAGCTGGGCCTCGACGGTACGTCCTTCGAGACCGGGCTGAAGCGGTCGCAGTCGCTGGCCAAGGGCATCGGCCGGGAAATCTCCGGGACGCTGGCCGGGATCTTTGCTGTCGACAAGCTGGCGCAGTTCGGGATGGAGGCTGTCAACACGGCCGGCAAGCTGAACGACCTTTCAACGGAGCTTGGAGTTTCGGCGCAGTTCCTCCAGGAGATGAAGTTCGCTGCCGACATGGGTGGCTCCAGCTTGGATGACGTCTCTGCCGCGCTCCAGAAGATCACCATCGCCCGCGGCAAGGCGCTGGGTGGAGATCAAGGCCTGCTGGATGCTTTTGCCCGATTCGGGGTCACGGCTCAGGAGATCAAATCCGCCAAGATCGAGGACATCTTCCTCAAGATCGGCAAGGCCTTTGAGGGAGACGCGAACCCGCAGAACCTGCTGGCACCGTTCCGAGAACTGGCTGGGCGCGGCGCCGGATCACTCATTCCCGCAATGGCGTCAGGACTTTCGGATGCAGCAAATCAGGCTCAGAGATTGGGCATGGTCATGTCGACCGATGTGATCGACACATTGGACGAGGCAAATGACCGCATGGACATCATGCGGAAGACTATAGAAGCTGGAACTGGCTCATTCATGGCAAATATTATTGAGCCAGTTTTCCGGCAACTCGACGCGCTTGGAGCAGGTATTCAAGGATTCTTTGGTGCTATGTTTGCGGAAGGCCGAGCCGGTTTCCAAATCGAGAACTTCTTTCAGCAGTTTGCACAGAGCAGACGTGCAGCCCTGGACGAGATGGATGCCGAAATGCAAGCCAAACGTGAGGCTAGGGAAAAACGAGCAGAGGTAAGAAGGAAGATTGAGATGACTCCTGAAGGCTATGAAGGCGAGAAGTTCAAGACCGTGGCAGTCTCTGCCGCCACTGGAGACCAGCTTGCTAGGACCGGCGGCTTCACCGCTTTCCAGAACAACATGGACCGCTACTTTGGCGCGGTGAAGACCCAAGCGCAGGACATCCGGGACATCAGCCGCAACACCCAGCGCACCGCCGAGGCTGTTGAGGAATAACATGGCGACGATCCAAGGCATCCCGAATCCGACGGCCCTCGAATACATCGAGGTAAGTCGTGGCTTTGAAAACACCGGCACCGGCCGGGTGATCACGCTCGTCTTCAAGGGCTCCAAGGACGCCCTGCGGATAGCCTCAGCCCAATGGGTCGCCCTGGGTGCGAAATACCAGATCCGAGAGGATGGTCCCTTTTCAGAGGCCACGGTCACCATCGGCGGAACCTACTTCGATCCCGGGACGCCGATCTCAGATCAATCGGCACCGTTGTCCAACGAGGTCGCTCCAGAAATCCGCTATGAGTTCCGCACCGATTACGTCGACGTGTCTGTGTTTGCGCTTCCGGCAGTTGCAAAGGAGGCAGAGGCAACTGGAGATCCCGCCTTTTACAAGAAGACCATCGAGGAGACTGTCAGGAACGGCCAGAAGCTCACCGATGTGTCGCCGCTAGGAAATCTGCCTGTGGCCAGACGAATCTGGCAGAAGTTATCCCGCGGCGAAGAATCGTTTCCTGTCGCCCGAATCAGCCTGACCCGCATTGCTAGCTTTCCTGGCAACCTTGGATTGCCTCAGATACCACAGGGCATCCCGCCGGTTTATTTGCCGGCATCATTCGTTGTTTACTGGTCGCTCCCTTTCAGCATCCAGCAGATGCTGCCTGCCGTGCCAGTTGATCCTGTGACCGGCCAGGTGCAGGCGCCGTCAGGGACAGCTTGGGGCTGGAGGCAAACCAACTTTAGTTCCAGTCTTATCCAGAAGACAAACCAAGTGGAGCAAAACATATCATGGACATTTGCTCCCTACGACACCGACATTTACCCGTTCATATAACCCCAACCCGCATCCAACATGGCAGACGAGATCCAAATGACGGCCCGGCTTTATGCGTCCAAGAATGGCGCCTACCTCCCGAGCGTCACCTACACCAAAACCGCCACCATGGTCGGCACCGACCTGGGATCCCAGACGCAGGTCATCGGCCTGACGGTCGAATCGCTCGACGTGCCGGTCGACGTGAGCAGCCCGTACAAGCTGCTCATCTCCAATCTTGACGTCACCAACTACGTCGAGCTGGGCTTCGTAAGCGGCACCTACACCATGCGGATCCCGGCAGGAGAGACGCTGCTGCTGCCTTATGTCAGCGCCACGCTCTATCTCCTGGCGAACACGTCGTCAGTCACGATCCAAGCCACGTTCTGCGAAGTCTAACCCATTACCACCATGGCAAACGAAGTCGAGATGTCGGCCCGGCTCTACGCCAGCAAAGGCGGGGCCGTCATCAATTCGCAGAGCTACTCGGCCATCGCCAACATGACCGGGACAGACATGGGCCAGCAGACCCAGGTGGTCGGCACCACCGACGAGGCGCTGGACCTGACGGCCGACCTCGGCACGCCCTACCGGCTGCTGGTGGTCAACCTCGACCTCGTCAACGCGGTCTCCATCGGGCCGTCGAGCCCGTACTCGTTCCAGATTCCGGCCGGTCAGTTCATCCTGATCCCTTGGGTAGACGCCACGATGTACGTCAAAGCCTCGAACAGCCCGGTCAAGATCTTCGCCCAGTTCTGCGAAATCTGACACCATGGCGATCCAACTCCCAGCCAAACTGTCCGAGCGTGGTCTCAAGTCGGACCATGCCCGTGCGATCAACCAACTGATCGAGGCCGTGCGCCGGGTGCAGCTCATTGCCGGCCCGGGTCAGCGGGTCGAGCAGAACGCCAACGGCACGACGCTCAAGGTCCAGCCCGGCCTGACCATCACCCAGACGGCCGAGGAGTCTTGGTTCTACTGATCCACACGCCATGCCATTCGCCGTCGACCGCCTGGAGAAGATGTGGACGGCGGCAAACCTCAACAACCTGTACAGCCGCTTCGACCAGAAGTGCGCTCGGGTGCTGGATGACAAGTCGCCGCTGTTTGCTGGTTCCAAGGATGGCCCGTGGGTGGGCCAATATCCGTTCGGGGTCTGGTATGTCTTCCGCAACGACCCGGACGCAGCACGCCGCCTTGTAGACACGGGAAACGGCATTCCAGGCATCGGCACCGACTACAGGGACGAGCATTCTGAGGTCGCTGCCGGGATCGAGCTGTCGAAGCTGGAGAACAAGCACCTCGACGTGGTCGGCGGGCAGGTCTACGTCGACCGCTTTGTTGCCGCGGGCGACCCGTTCACCTGCGACGTGGCTGCGATTCACTACTCATGGCGTTTGTGGCGCCGGGAGATCGCCGGCATCCAGTACGACGTCCACCTCGGCTACGACCCGACCAACGCCGGCCTGAGCAGCTACATCCGCGGCAGCCTCGGGCCAATCGACCCGACCCTGCCGCCCGGCCGGATCCACAAGCACCGGCTGGCCGTCGCCGAGATCGCCATCGAGGGGCTGTCCAGCTTTTCCATCCTCAACACCTACCAGCGCTTCGACTGTTGGCGCGTCCACAACTGCGGGGCCAACGTCCTGCGGGTCAACCTGCAACTGCCCGACGGCAGCTCCGAGCGGCACTTCGTACCCAAGGGCGGGTGCCGGTCGTTCCGCCGCAAGCCGGATGGCACCTGGGCGAACACCTGGCCGGGCGGTGGCGTCTGCACCTACTTCTTCCCAACCTTCACCGGGGATGTGCCTTTCTATGCGGGAGGCCCGCCCGACTGGTCAGCTAATTCGGCCCAGTCACCGTTTCTCGCCATTGAACGATCTGCCCAAGCCAACAACGTCGCGAACCCGTTTGTGTTGATGGAATGGCGCCGTGTCATGGGTGCGATTCACGACCCGTTCGCGTCCTACGACATCCGCCAGATCTACCAGCGCAGCTACGCCGACCCCGGTGCCTTTGCGACTGCGGTGGGCGATTGCGTCTTCACTTGGGGCCGCGCCCGCGTGACCTACGAAAACGCCGCGGGCGACATCTTCGACGACCGGGTCGTCCGATTCAACGGCACGTCGACCCTCGAGCAGGGTCTCAGGTCGCTCGGGATGACGGTGACGGTCAATCCCACCGATCTGACCCTGACCTCGAATCGGGGCGTCATCCGCATCTATCCCATCGACGCCAACATCTTCACCCGGGAGGGCGTGCCATATTGGGAAATCGGTTCCACCGCGGTGGTCATCTCGACGATCTACCCGCAAACCTTCGTCCGGTCGTCGTCGGTCAACTTCTACGAGTCGAAGTCATGGACCGCCGGCAACGAAGTGACCATCTTCGACCAGATGATCGACCTCCGGCGCAAGGTGGCCGTCGAGGAGGGATTCATCAACAACTACGACGACGTGCACGACATCGTCGAGGAGAAGGTCTCGGTCGTCACCACGACCCCGATGGGGCTTGTCGTCAGGGCAACCAGCTCGACCGGCATCGACGGCGATCTACTCATCAACTTCGAGGCCAATGCAGACAACGAGTCTCTGTACATTGCCGACCGTCCAATCGGCTGGGGCGCCGGGCCATGGGCAACCAGCCGCTACACGGCAAGGACGCGCATCTACTACCTGCACCGTCAGCGATCAACGACCGCGCCCCAATGGTCCGGCTTGTTTCCTTCGATGTCGCTGGCTGTAAGCTCAGGCTTCTGGAGTGCTCAGGCCGTCAACACCGCCTTCATCCCTCCCGGCGGCCCGTGGGGCTTCTCATCATCGGTCTGGGACACCGAGCGGGCCCGTGCCTATGGTTTCGCGGTCGGATCATCGGATCCTCGAGGCTGGGGCGCCGACTTCTGGCAGAACAAGTGGGGCGGTGCCAACGGCATCGACGCCTCGGTGAGAATCCCGGGCAGCCCGAATCGCACCCGGCAGCTCGACCTAGCCGACATCAACAACGTCGGGACACGACCGACCGACGACATCTTCCGGGACGAGCTTGGCGCCAACTATGCGGCGACCCTGCCGTTGCCCGTGACGTCGCCGGCCAACTATCAGGAAGGCCTGACCGACCTGCGATGGACTTATGGGTCCGAGTCCGGGTTCGACGTGCCGTACTACCCGGGCGCCAATTCCGGCGACACCACCGGAGGCGGGCCGTTCTTCCACAAGATCCCCAAGTCGACCTGGCTCTGGAACCTGCTGGAATGGTCGGTGCGGTCGTGGACGCGGGCCATCCCGCTTTGCCACGGGCAGAACGTCTGCCCGGTGCGGGACGCGTCTGGGGGCGCCGCGGTGCTGGACGTGCTGACCGCCGGCATGCTGACTCTCGGGACGACCGGCTACGAGGCCGGCCTCGACATGCGCGTCTACTACGTCTCCGAGGCGCAGGCCGACATCTGGATCGCCAACGGCGTCATCGCCTACAGGCAGACCGACCCTGGAGGCAACGACTACTGGTTCATCCCGGCCGTCGAGCTATCGACCTATTGTCTACGCATGGGCTTTTCATCCTACAACTGGGACACCCAGAATGGACGACCAACCGAGAATCCACCAGTCGATCCGACCCGGTACGATGCCGTCCGCAACTACGGCCCCGGCGAGCGCGTGCAGGCCGCTAGCTACCTCGATGTGACGACCGGAAACTACGTCTACCTCTTCCTCCGGTACGTCGACCTGCGCCTTCCCAACGAATAATCGACCCTCGTTTGACCCGCATAAACATTGGGTTTTCCGCAAAAAATGTAGAAAAGTGCAGAAAAGTGTAGACGCCGCGGCAGAGGCGTGCGATTGTCTCCTCGTCGAACGAAGCAAACGAAGCAAACAAAGCAACCTGTATGACCTCCCACCACCCCATCGCGGGTTCTAAGTTCTCCAACGCCACCCTTCGCCGTCTGGCCAAGAAGCAGATTTTCTTGGTCAGCAGCACCTGGATCCCGGGTGCTGACGGCAGCTTCGCCAATGGCGAGACGGCCTTCTTGGTGAGTGACGGTCGGCTGCTGACCTTCATGCAAGTCCTCAAGTTAGCAGCCTAAGGCACCCCCACCCAGGGGCGCGACTGGCCAACGCGCACAACTTCTTCCAAACCATGAACCTCACCAACCTTATCACCGCCCTGATCGCCGTGGAGTCCTCCGGCAACGACCTTGCCATCGGCGACGGCGGCAAGGCCATCGGCGCCCTGCAGATCCACAAGGCTGTCGTCATCGACGTCAACCGGATCACCGGCTCCACCTACCGGCACCAGGACATGACCAACCGGGCGCAGGCCCGGGCGGTGTGCGAGGCCTACCTCAAGCACTACGGCAAGGGCGCGACACCAGAGCAACTGGCCCGGCGGTGGAACGGTGGGCCTACCGGCGACCGCAAGACTTCGACCGAGGCCTACTGGTCTAAGGTCAAAAAACAAATGAGCAAAAACATCAAATGAACATAAAAGAACCAATCAACGACGAAATCAACGCAGGGACTGGAATGACAAAGGTCGAACAGTACAAGTGGCTGATGACCGGTAAGCCAGGCGATCTTGTGTACCTGGCAAAGAGCGCACTGCAAATTGACCACAGCTATCAACGCAACGCCAAGAACTCCAGGGTATTACGGCTGGCAAAGAAATGGAACTGGCTGGCCTGCGGGGTACTGACGGTTGCAATGCGTGGCGGTCGGTACTATGTGGTGGACGGACAACACCGCCTAATGGCTGCGCTAAAGCGCAGCGACATTGAGTTTTTGCCATGCTTGGTATTTGAAAGCGCTGAAATGCGTGACGAGGCAGTGGCATTTCGTGACGCAAACAAGGAGCGCCGGCCCATCACTACGTTTGAGCAGTGGAACGCAGAGCTGGTGGCTCAGGACGAGCCAACTGTATTCGCGCACTCAATTATTATGAAATCTGGGCGCATCCCGTCCAATGCCGCTGCGCCCACCACGGTGCGATGCCTCGGAGCTTTGGTGGCGGCAGCGCGCAACACGCGCAAAGAACTTGAGCTAGTGTGGCCGCTGGTAGTGCAAGTTTGCCAAGGTAATGTGCTGCACGAACGCGTCCTGAGTGCGTTGATGTACCTGGAATGCAACCTGGTCGATGGCCAGAGCGTTGTCGATAAGCGCTGGCGCGACAAGATCCTGCGACTCGGTTTCAAAGGTATTCAGGATGCATCGCAGCGAGCGGCGGCGTTCTACTCAAAGGGCGGACCGAAGATCTGGGCACTAGGTGTGATGCAGGAGCTCAACAAGGGCTGCCGCACAAACATTCTATCAATACGCGAAGAAAGCTGACGAAATGAAGAAGACCATCAACATCACCGCCGACACTCACAAAGCCCTCCGGGCCTACTGCCTCCGGGCAGGACTCAAGATGCACGCCGTCGCCGACAAGGTGCTGGCCTCCTTCCTACGGAGGGCTGCCCGATGAAGCGCATCCTCGCCATTGACCCTGGGGCAAGCGGCGGCCTGGCCTACCTGGGCGCCGCGGGCATCATCCTCGACTCCATGCCGGCCACCGACCAGGACGTCAGCATCCTGGTGATGGACCGGCTGGCGATCTCGGATGTGGTCTACATTGAGCGGGTCGGCGGCTACGTCGGCGGGAAGGGCGCCCCCGGGAGCTCGATGTTCAACTTCGGGCGCAACGTCGGCTTCCTGCACGGCCTCATCTCGGCCAGCAAGACCAGGTGCATCGAGGTGCCGCCGCAACGGTGGCAGAAGACGCTAGGCGCCGGCACCAAGGCAACGCACGGCACGCGGTGGAAGGCGCACCTCAAGGGTATCGCCCAGCAGAGGCAGCCCGGCCTAGTCATCACGCTCAAGACCGCGGACGCGGTGCTGCTGCTCGAGCACGCAATGCTCTCGGAGGGAATCAAATGAGCCAGAAACACACCATGCCGAGCGACCTTGCCAAGCTGAAGCAGGAGGTGTGGGAGCTCAACCACATCATCCAGACGCTGCGGTGGGATCTGGATGCCAGTCGCAACATCTGCCGCCAGAAGAACGACCGGATCAGACACTTGATCCGGCTGGGGCTAAAGACCACACGACCGGAGGCTCTAGATTTTTGGCAGGAGGAGGAGGAGCTATGAATCAACCTAAGCAACAGATCAAAGCGGGCGCAGAACCCTACCACATCAGCAGGGCCGAGGCCGGCGCGGCGTGCCGGGCTGCCCGGCAGCACAAGCTCCGCGGCGACGTCGGCTACTGGCGCCGACCAAGAGGAAAGGCCGGCAAGTGAACATCACCGACAGGGACGTGGCCAGGACCATGCAGGAGTACGGCGGGAGCTTTGTCTCCGCATTGGGGGCAGCAGCATTAAGGGCTGACCCGACCAATATGGCGAAGATCAAAGAGGCCTGGCCCGATTACTGGGCCTACTACCTGCGACTGGCCCAAAGCAATTTTGAGGACGAGAACTCGCCCTCGTAATACAGCAACAACCAACACAAAAGCAAAGCAACATGGGAATCACAGCAAGCAAAAGCCAGGGCGGCAACTTCACGCCCTGCCCGGAATACCAAGGCAGAGCGGTGTGTGTCGACATCACACCGCTGAAGGCCTACGAGACGCAGTACGGTACGAAGCAAAAGTTCAAGGTCGCATTTGAAATCGACCTTATCGACGAGTCGAGGACACCAAAGCAACCATGGGTAACAATGACCGCCCCCATGACAGTCAGCCTGCATGAGAAGGCAGCTTTGACCAGGCTCCTGCGCGATTGGTTTGGCCGGGCACTTACACCGCAGGAGACCAGCAGCTTCGATCTGGACACGCTCATCGGGCGCCCGGCCTCGCTGGTGATCGTGCATGAGGCGAGCCAGGACGGCAGCAAAACATTCGCCAACATCAAGCTGATCCAGCCGCACAAGGTGGGTGCTGCACTACAGCCCTCTGGACTTTGGGTCAGGATACAGGACAGGCCGCCTCGCGAGGACCAGATGACCATTCAGACACCTGCTCCAGCGGCGCCGGTAAAAACGACTGAGGTCAAAGTTCACGTCGGCAAGTTCAGGGGCATCGCTCTGTCAGAACTCACGTCCGATGCCGTGCGTGGCCTGGCCGAGCATTGGTTGCCGAAGGCGCAGGCTGCCGCCGAAAAGTCGCCACAGGACAAATTGCTGATCGCTGCCGTCACCAAGCGCATGGATGAGATCAGACAGGCCGAAACGCCCACCTTCGACGACGACATCCCATTCTGAAGATGAAACTGCAACACTTGGTGCCGAAGGTTGTCCTGATGCGATCCGATGGCATGACCCTGCAGCAGATCGGCCAAGAGCTGAAGCTGTCGAAGCAGCGGATCAGCCAGATAGCCAAGGCGGCCAAACGCCTGGAACAGATCCAGGCCGAATGGGGCTATCCATTCAGCGCTCGGACCTACCACGTGCTGCAGCGGCTGGCGGTCGCCGACAAGAAGGAAGCGCTGGCACTGTATCACAGCGGGCACATCCATCCGGCGGTGGTCACCGGCTTCGGCTGGGTCTCCTACCGGGAGATCTGCGACTGGCTCGAGGTGCCGATGCTCAAGGAGCGGCCGAAGGCGCCGCGGCTGTGCCCGCATTGCGGGAAGGCGGCCTAGACACTCTGCCGGGACTGGTTGCCCGGCGGCTCATGGACTCAGCGGGGGGTGCGCACCCGCAGAATAACGCACGACCAACTTTCCAACGTAAGACATCACCATGCCACAATCACCCACCATCTACTTCGACATTGAGACCGGGCCGTTGCCGTTCAACGAGCTGGTCATCCCGCCATTCAATCCGGCAGACGTAAAAGTCGGGAACACCAAGAACCCGGACCTCATTGCCGAGAAAATTCAGAAGGCCGAGGAGAACCACCAGGCCGACTACATCAAGAACGCGGCGCTCGATGCACTCAGCGGACAGGTGCTCTGCATCGGCTACCGCTACGAGCACGAGGAGATCAGCATCCTGTGCGCCGATGCCGACGGCGAGGCAGAGATGCTCCGGCAGTTCTGGAGCCTTTGCAGGCCGCGGGACAGCCGGCATCCGCGGTTGATCGGCTTCAACATCAAAGCCTTCGACCTCCCGTTCCTGTTTAAACGATCTTGGAAGCACGGCATCGTCCCACCCTATTGGCTCCGTAATGGCCGGTACTGGCACGATGGGATCGTCGACCTGCGCGAGGTCTGGCAGCTAGGCGACTCCAGAGCGCATGGCAGCCTGGCTGCCATCTCCCGGCACTTAGGCCTCGGCGAGAAGCTGGGCAGCGGGGCGCACTTCCACGAGCTCTGGCAGACCGACAGGCAGGCGGCAATCAACTACTGCCTGCGCGACGTACAGCTCACCCAGCAGGTCGCAAACATCCTCATTCAAACCATCTCGTGAAATGAAACGCTGGAACAAAAAGGCGTGGCCGTTGCTGGCTGGGCATCGAAACGGGACAACGCTGGAGGTGTGGTGCCCATACTGCAGGAAGACCCACATCCATGGGTGGTCGAAGGAGACGCCGGATTCGGATGCGGAGCATCGGATCGCCCATTGTCATCGAGGCAGTCCGTTGTACAACAAAGGCTACTACATTACGGTGCTTCCAAAAAAACGGTCGGAATACCAAACAGTGGTGGTCGATGGGTAGGCCAATCAATTCATCGATGCAAACAAGGAAAGAAAAGGGCCGGCCACCAGCCTTCCAGCTTTACGCCGACGACTTCATCGCCGGAACCGCCGACATGACCGCCGAGGAGGTCGGCGGGCTCATCCGGTTGCTCTGCCATCAATGGACGCACGGCGGCATCCCGGCTGACCAAGACCGTGCAGCACGCATCGCAGGACTGATGGGGTCGCCATGTTTTGGCTATGTCCTGGCTAAGTTCTCGCTATCCGTTGGCCATACGCTCCAGCACCCTCGACTCGAGAGGATCAGGGAGGAACAGCAGGCTTTCCGGGCAAAACAAGCAGCCGCAGGCCTCAATGGGGCCAAGAAACGATGGAAAAAATGGCCAGACGATGGCGACCCCAATGGCCAAACGATGGCGACCCCATTGGCCACAGCATGGCCAGATGATGGCTCTCCATCTCCATCTCCTATTAATAAGATACAGGCGGACAAGCCGCCTTCCGCTCGGTTCCAGAAGCCGAGCTCGGAGCAACTGCACATCGAGGCTGCCCGGATTGGCCTCCCTGCCATTGAGGTCGACAAGTTCCTGAACTACTACGAGTCGAACGGGTGGCGGGTAGGCAAGAACCCGATGAAGTCATGGCCTGCTGCTCTCAGGAACTGGTGGGCACGCCTCAAAGAACGCCCTGATGCAATAGGAAGTAGAGGCGCGGAAAAACAGGCAATCGACTGGAGGGACTCGCTATGAGCGACCCCTATTATCCGACCGAGGATGAATCAGGCATGATTGGCGCCTGCCTAACCGGAGACATCGATACCTGCTCGGATGCCTTGGCAGATGTGCATAGCTCCTGGATTACCCAGGACGACCTCCGGTTGACCTTCGATGCCATCCGCGGATTGGTGCAGCAGAACAAAAGCCCGACCCTCCAAGAACTGGCAAAGGAATGGAAGAAGGCCTACGGCGAGTTTCCGATTCCGTTTGAGGCCTGGAACAAGGCAATGGCAGCCTGCCCATCGCCCGCCAATCTGCCGTACTACACGCAGGGCATCACCGAGGCCGCCCATCGGCGCCAGCTCAAAGACACCGGAGATCGCCTGATGCGCGACTCCGCTGTCCTAACCCTCAAGCCGGACGAAATCGTCTCCAATGCGGAAGCAGGACTCAGCATTGACGTGTCCCGTGAGACTCTCTCGACCAGCAAACAGGTGGCCGGCAGCTTCCTAGACCAAATGCAGGATCGGTTCAATCGCAAGGGCAGTTTGTCAGGCATAGCCACCGGCTTCCATTGGCTCGACGTCAAAACCGACGGCCTCCAGCATCGGGAGATGGCAATCATTGCTGCCCGTCCCTCCATCGGGAAGACTGCCATCGCCATTGCCATCGCCAATAAGGCAGCGGTCGAAAACAAGGTGCCGACCTTGTTTGTCAGTCTTGAGATGTCTAAGGAGGCAATCCTGAGAAGGATGGTTTCGACGATCGGAAGTGTGCCGATGCAGAATCTCAAGAGTGGCGACCTCACCGAAAGCGACATGAGGCAGATGATGTCAGCCTCGGGCAAAATCAGTCACAGCCCACTATGGTTCCTAGATGGAGCAGCAAGCCACAGCATCTCCTCCATCACAGCCAGCGTGCGACGGGCCGTCCGCAAGCATCAGGTCCGCCTTGTCATCGTCGACTATCTCCAAAAAATCAAGGCAGCCGACCGTGCAGAAAAACGCACCTACGAGGTCGCAGAGGTCAGCGGCAAGCTCAAGGATGTCGCAGTACAGACCGGAGTGGCCATGCTCTGCCTTGCTCAGCTAAATCGAGAGTCGGAAAAGGAAAAGGGCAGACAGCCACGGCTGACCGACCTAGCCGACTCAGGTCAGATCGAGCGTGACGCCGACATCGTGATGCTGCTTAATCGCGACCGCAAGGAGACCAGCGGCGAGGCCTGCATCATCATCGCAAAACAAAGAGATGGAGAATGTGGCATTGTAAACCTTCATTATGAGGGACAATTCTGTAGGTTTTCTGATTCATCTCCAACTTTATGACAAATAACAATTTATCATTATGTTGATGTCGTTTGATATTCAAAAGGCAAAGCTATTGGCAGAAGCTAAGGATCTAGTCGCCAAGGCTGTCAAAGCTGGCCTCATGTCCTATCCATTGGGCACCAAGTTTGACATCACCGGATCACCCATTGCCATCATCGACCCGGATGATTCTATCACATCATGCACACACACTCCTCAATTATGTCTGAAGGCTTTTCAATTACGAGATCTTGGTATGTCGCTTGAGGATGTGGCCAAGCAATGCCGGGTGCCCAAGGGCTCGGTGGTTTACATCATTTCCAAGGGCCACGAGCTGCACCTGCAGGCCCAAAGGCAGGCACATCATCCCTGCACCATCGGTCAAGGAGTCTCCTGCCACCCCCCCCAAAACAGGTGAACGCGAGACA